GACTCTTAGACCAGATCGCCAAAGCAACTTTCTCTGATGACGATCTAATCAACACACACCCAGCAGAGATGACTGATCCAATGCTTAGAGCCGCACAGGCTCGAATCAACGAAGACGAAGAGTTTGCAAGACGTTATAGAGCGGTGACAGATTACACGCCTAAAAAATCGAAGGACTTAAACTTTTGACAGAAACGGCTTCAAAAAAATCGGGTTCAAAAAAGAAAGTACCTGCTCTGACAGCGGCCCAAAAAAATAAGGCGGAAAAAATTGCGGAAGCCATGCGTGTGGTGAAACTGCACAAAGCGCAAAACCGCATACAGTATTGGCAACCATACGAATGGCAAAAAGAATTTTATAAGGCGGGTACTGACAACAAGCAAAGAATGCTGATGGCGGCCAATAGGGTTGGCAAAACTGCATCACAGGCCGCAGAGGTCGCGTTCCACCTCACAGGCTTATATCCAGACTGGTGGGAGGGTATCAGGTTCACCCGACCAACAAAGATATGGTGTCTGGGTGTGTCCGGTGAGCAGTTGAGGGATGTAATCGTCAAGGAATTGATGGGTATGTACTTGGGTGAGGGTAAGTTTGACGGCTCTGGCCTCATACCTCAAAGGCTCATCTACCAGGTAACCCCAGCGATGGGGACGCCAAGGCTCCCACGGGATGTTGCTGTGAGGCATGCGGCTGGCAATACAAGTTTAGTAAGTTTTAAGTCCTACACTCAGGGGCAGCATGTGCTTATGGGTTCAAGTCAGGACTATATCTGGATCGACGAGGAGCCGACCGACCCCACAATATACCCACAGTGTCTAACGCGAACAGCGACAGGTAATGATGGAAAGGGCGGCTACCTCGTCGGTACTTTGACGCCGGAGAACGGGATGACTGAACTGGTAAGTCAGTTCATGGACAACCCGAATAAGGGCCAGTACCTACAAAATGTTACATGGAACGATGCACCACACATCACTGAGGAGACTAAAGAGCAGCTATTGGCTGCGATACCTGAGTACCAGCGAGATATGCGGTCGAAAGGCATCCCGGTGTTGGGTGAGGGCATGGTGTTCCCCATAAGCGAGGAGGCTATAAAGGTCGAGCCGTTTGAGATACCGGCACACTACAAGAAATTGTGCGCTGTGGACTTCGGAATTACTCACCCGACCACCTGTGTGTGGACGGCCTACGACCCTGACAGCGATGTCATCTATGTGTACGACGCATATAAGAAGGAGGGCGAGGTTCCGGCGGTACACGGCGCTGTTATTAAGAGCCGTGGCAAGACTATCCCCTGCATATACCCGCACGACGGCGACAACACGGAGAAGGGCAGTGGTAAGACGCTGGCAGAGATGTATTTAGAGATCGGCGTGTTGATGATCGGCAAATTTACGAACCCGGACGGCACTAACTTTGTCGAGCCGGGGCTTATGGAGATGTTAGAACGGTTTAGAACTGGGCGGTTACGAGTGTTCAGCAATCTGGTGCCTTGGTTTGAGGAGTTTAGGCGGTATCACCGCAAAAAGGGAAAGATACATAAGGAGTTCGATGACCTTATGGACGCTACACGATATTCAGCTATTAGCGTAACGCGGTTCGGCCAGAACGCGGTAGAGCGAGAGCAATTAACTAACGGTTCAACAGGATATACGACAAATGAATATAGTTTCTGAGATTAATGAAGGTGAGTTGCTTTCCTCACTAGAGAACAGCATCAACGCCGCAGATTCATATGCTGAGAGCGAGATTGGTCAGCAGCGTGACAAGGGTCATCGCTATTACTACGGTCAGCCGATGGGGAATGAGCGCCCTGGTCGAAGCCAGCATGTCAGCATGGATGTGTTTGACGCGGTCGAGAGTGTTAAGGCCATGCTGATGGAGACGTTCAGCGCGGATAGAGACATCTGCCGCTTCGATCCGCAAACCTCAGAGGACTTTGTGCCTGCGAAGATGGCGACTGCGCTGACAAACTACATCTTCTACCGTGAGAACAAGGGGTCGAAGGTTCTGCACGATGTGATCCACGATGCCCTGGTCGCTAAGACGGGGATTGTTAAGCGTTACTACAAGAACTATTACGAGTACGACGAGGAGACGTTTGAGGGGTTGGATGAGGCCGGGTTTAACCAGATCGGTGCAGACACCGATGTAACAATTACTGAGTACGCAGAAGATATACAGGCGGTTCAGGTGCAAGACCCGAAGACAGGCCAGATGCTGGAGATGTCGCAGGTAATGTACAGCGGTGAGCTTGTCAGAAAGATCGATAAGAGCAAAATCTGCATTGAGGTGATACCGCCTGAAGACTTCCTTGTAACACCCCGTGCTACAGATGAAGAGGATGCGGATTTTTGTTCGCACCGCACAAGCAGAACGCGTGGCGAGTTACTAAGCGAGGGCTATGACCCTGAGTTAGTCGCCAAGTTGGATGAAGACAAGGACATGCACGAGGACGGGTCACTAGGTAGGGACTCTGTTGATGGGTATCGGCACGATGACTCGTATGAGGCAGACCACGACCGTGAGTATGTCACTATTTATGAGTCGTACTTGAAGAAGTACCGCGACGACTTGCAGAAGTGCGTTGTGCTGAAGGTGCTTCACAGCCGCAGAGTGTTACTGGACGTTGAGATCGTGAGCGAGAAGCCTTTCCGGTATTTCACGCCGTTCCCACTGCCTCACAGGTTCCACGGTATGAGCCTTGCGGATGTGCTGTTTGATATTCAGAAGACTCAGAGCAGTCTGAAGCGCGGCGTGGTTGATCACACCTTTATGACTAACACCTCAAGGTTCATCGCTAATTTGTCGTTGGTTAAGAACCCACGCGACCTGCTGGATAACAAGGTCGGTGCGGTTATCGACGTTAACAGCCCGAACCCTGAGAACGTGGTTCGTCCTATGCCGATGCCGAACTTATCAGGCACCGTGTTCCAGGCGATTGAGAACTTAGAGACTGAGAAGGAAGCGCGTAGCGGTATGAGCCGCATGGCGCGAGGCATGGACAGCACTGTTGTCAGTAAGCAGAACAGTTCTGACCTGATCACTCAGTTTATGAACGCGAGCAACCGCCGCATTATGGTGATGGCGCGTAATCTGGCTGAGAACTTCTTGAAGCCGCTGATGCACGACATTTACAGGTTGGCGATAGAGAACGAGAGCCAGGAGAAGATGATCCAGTTGGATGGGCAGTTCGTGCCTGTAAATCCGCAGTTCTTGGGTGATCGCACAGAGATGACTGTGGCCGTGGCCCTAACGCCTGAAGAGCAGGCGCAGGAAGCGCAGATGCTGCTGTCACTTGACCAGCAGTTCACCCTAAACCCTAACGATCCAAATCTGGGTGGTATGTATGGGGCACCACAGCGTCACGCGATGCTCAGTCGAGCCTTTGAGTTGTTGAACATTAAGTCAGCGGGTATGTACCTGTTTGATCCGAACAGCCCAGAGTATCAACAGCAGCAGCAAGCGATGCAGGAGCAACAGGCGCAGGCCCAGCAAGAAGCGCAGTTACAAGCGCAGCAACAGGCTGAGTTTAATGCTGACATTACCGGAAGGCAGGTAAAGGTTTTAGAAGGCCAGCTTGAACTTGATGTGCTGAAAGAGCAAAACAAAATGATCTTGGACTTCCAAAAGCAGGAGCATTCCGAAGAAGAGAAAGAGAGTCGCTTGCTGATGGACGTGGAGAAACAGAACCACGACATGGAGATGGACGAGAAAGAACTTGTTGTTGAAAAGCAACAGAAACGTAACGTATCAATCGGGTGATTTATGCCAGTCGATGAGAAAGCACTAGAAGACTTTATTAAGAAGGCGCACGACAAAAAGTACGCCAAAAAGAAAACGCGGAAACAGGCGTTTGACGATTTTAGAAAATGGAAAGATGGAAAGTTAGACCAAGAAACCACGCTACCAAGACCCCCCACAAGGGGGCGATTGGCTAGTGCGAACCCAAAACCCAAACCAACCACTTAGTGGAGTTTATATGAGTAACGAAGATGTAGGTGAAATGGCATCCCAAGCGGAAGCTTCAAGAGAAATGTTAAACAGCGCAGTATTTAACCAGGCATTTGAAAATATGAATCGTTCGATCATGGATCAAATCCTGGCTACGCCACCAGAAGCTGATGCTGAAAGAGAACGTCTGTACGCCATGTTTAAGGCTGGTCAGATGTTTGTCCAACAATTTGCCGGACTCATAAACAACTACGAGTTGGCGACACAAGAAGAAGTTGTGTAAAATAGGAGAATACCCATGTCAGAAGAGCAAACCGCAATACCGGACTCTGCTGAAGCAGGTGATAACGATATTATCGCTAGACTTACGGCTGTACTGGAGTCCCCGCAAGAGGAACAAACCGAAACGCCTGAAGAAGAGCAAGAGGTAGTCGAAGAGGCTACTGATGAAGTGATCGACGAGTCGCAGGAAGTCGAAGAGGAAACGGAAGAATCTGAGGAGGTCGAAGACCCAACCGACGAGACTGAAGAGGAATCTGAAGATGAACCTGATGTCATTACCGAAGGAACGATTGAGGTTGATGGTGAAAAGCTGTCAGTCGATGAGATCAAACTTGGGTATATGCGACAAGCAGATTACACCAAGAAGACGCAAGCTGTTGCCGAACAGCGTAAAGCCGCAGAAGAACAAACTGCAAACTACGAATCCACACTTAGCGCCCTCTTGACTGCCTCCGGTGCAGACCTATCACGTTTTGACAACGTGGATTGGGAGCAAGCGGCAGTGCAAAACCCTGATCAATATAAGCAAGCCAAGGCTATGTATGAGCAAACGAAGCAGACGCACGATTTTATTCGCGCACAAGCTGACGAGCATCAACAGCGTTCCAAGGCACAGCAACAGGCGGCGATGAAAGAAAACGCCAAAGAAAGTCTGACTGTTCTCAAATCTACAATCCCTAATTGGAATAACGATCTGTACTACTCGATTGGAGAGTACGCAACCGGGTCGTTAGGTGTCACTACCGAAGAATTTAATGAGGTACATGACCACCGCATGATTACGGCTTTGTACAAGGCAATGCAATTTGATAGGGCTAAAACGGAAACGCAAAAGAAAGTAAAAGCGACTCCGAAGAAAACTTTATCGGGTAAGAAAGCTGAACCAAAAGATTTAGGTAAAAAAGACAACTATCGCAAAGCGCGTGACCGTCTAAAAAAATCTGGGTCTATGGAAGACGCTGTTCAAGCCCTCTTGAATAGAACTTAACTTTAGGAAATTTATCATGCCAGTAGTAGCAAATACTTTAAAAACCTACAACCAAGTAGGTAAGAAAGAAGATATCGAAGATATCATCTATGACATCAGCCCTACGCTGACCCCATTCACTTCTTCAATTGGTTCTAGCTCCGCGTCAGCCACTCTACACCAGTGGCAGCAAAGTGAGCTTGCGGCTGTAGGCACTAACGCCGCAGTTGAAGGCGCAGATGCAGGCGCTGCTAGTAACAACACCACAACTATGAAGAACGCTAACACTCAAATCTTCACTAAAGTTGTACAGTCTTCAGGTACTTCTGAAGCTGTTGATACTTACGGCAGAAGCTCTGACTTGCAGATGAACATTGCCATGAAAGGCAAAGAAATGCGTCGTGACATTGAGCATGCCTTCGTTGGTGCTTTGCAAGCAGGTACTGCGGGCAACGCCACAACTGCTCGTCAGTTGACCTCTGCTCAGAATCAAATTGATGCTTCTACCACTTCAACTGCTGGTTCTAACCGTGCGTTCACTGAGACTCTGCT